GGAGGCCGGGTAGCGCGGTGCGAGAGTGCCGCTGCACGGGCCAATGACCCCGAGTTCAAGCGCATCTGGACGGAGAAAGCCGACGCCATCCGTGAGACCTATAAGACGGAGATCAACTGATGATTTCCCCTGGTTGGTACAAAGACATGCTCGACGCTTTCCATCGACGCTTTGAAGTCAAGGAGAAGGGCGAATACGGTGCAACCGACGCTCTTCTCAATAAGAGCCGTGGCTTTACACTAGGAGACATGGAGCGGTTGTTTGACAACCCCACCGCCTACTGGCCTCTACCAATCACATGCCCGGAATTCCACTACTGGCCTCTACCAATCACATGCCCGAGATGCAAAAGTAATTCAGATGTTGGACATCTGGATTGGGACACGCTTGTCTGCACGTCCTGCAAAGCCGAAGTAAAGCGCGGCGACTGGATTTTGAAAGGATTTGAAAAGTGATCAGAGGATGGGAAGAAGTGCGCGACGGCTACCGTTATGAGAACGGCTATAAGGTTGTCTTGAACGGGCCAAAAGGGGGCTGGTGGGTGCCAATGACGCCCGAAGGCAACCGCATCAAGCGAGACGGGCGCGTCGTCCATTTTGGCAGCGAAACAAAAGCCAAAGCATTTGTCGAGGACATACAAAAGCAGTCTTTGCTTCTGCATTTCTTGGAGGAGCAATTCAACTCCATAATTGAAAAAATAGACCTTTTAAAGTCTTTGCGTGGCCCAGATCCTTCACAGGCTCAACATCAGGAAGAGAGAATTCGATACCTTGAAGAACAAGCTGCCGCCCTGGATGAAAAAATTTATCGGATGGAGATAGAACGATGATCGCACTCGTATTGATACCCGTCATTTTGCTCGGCGTGGACAACGCCGACTTCTTTAAACAAGCCGCCGAAGAGCGCGAACAAGGCTACACTTGGCACTATATGGGCAAGCAAAAGCTTGACCCACGGTCCAAGGCCATCCCAATCCAATGCATGGACGGCGATAAACCCTGCGGCGAACCCTTCATTCTCTGGAAGCTAAAGAAATGAGGGGCCTCTGGGAAACGTTCGTCATGTGGGTGCGGGGATACCATCGTATCGCGCCACGGCACACGCCAAAGATCGAACCGAAAGGAATTACCGCTTGGACCAGTGACGGCAAAAATGTGGTCACGCTCCATGGTCCGGCAAAACCCGACCAGTTGGTCACATGGAAGGAAGGAGACGACGATGCCTAGTTTTGTGGTAATGCGCCCTGACGGCGAAGAGGTGGACATCACCGACAACATCAAGAACGCGCTTGGCGAGGACGACGTTCGCGAAGCCGTTGTTGGTGCGTTCAAGAAGCCCGTACCAGGGTCCAGTAATGCCGCCATCCGGCGGGAGAAGAAACTGAACGAAGCGCGGGCCAAGTGATGTTCACGCTTCTGCGATATAAGGAACCGGACCCTGACGAACACCGTCAGGGCTTCCGGCCCTTGCCCAAGAAGAATCCATACAAAAGCAGTCTCTGCTTGAAGTATGAAGAAGAATCAGAACTGAAAACCGTCAACGCACCCAAGAGCGTGGACATATACGTTTAAGGAGTCAGACTGGTGTCATATTTTCAATATAAATTTGAAGTCTACATAGACTATGAAGACGGGGAACCGGAATATGCGCCGGGGAAAGGAACCAAGAAGAGGATTCTAAAGTACATAAAAGATGCTCTTGAAGCCCACAAAGAGAACTATGATTTTGTTGAGTTTGATGAAAGTTATTTAGGGTACATCCAGGTAAAGTCTGTAATCGACGACTATAAGCCTGGACCATATACGTAAAATGGATTTTGAACCAATGAGTGAAATTATTAAAACACCACCGCTACCGGAAGCCGTCCGGGAGCGACTTGTAAGGGAGGCGTCAAACCATCTCAGTCGCATGAAGCCTGGGGAGAAAAGCCTACGCGCCCTGTGCCATGCCTTTCTTTCCAAACATGTGGTAAAGTGAAGTGACTTGACAACCTCTTCTGTATGGGATAAGTCTTATACAGTTAAAGGGAGAAAGTTACATGAATAGATATTACGTCGAAACGATGGTTAATCTTCCAGAACCAAGTGTCTCTGGAAAAGTGGCCGCGAGGGTTTACCATTACATTCACGCCTACAGCGAAGAGCAAGTTCGCGAAATGTTTAAGGAATGCAAGATACTGGAAATATTTGATCACACCATCTGTGACGCCGTAGAAAGTGAGCTTATCGTCAAATCCAGGCAAAAATACAATCATCTTCTCGTAGATGACGACGCCACGGAAAAATACAATCCTTACAGCGAAAAGCCAATTCGCGAATTCCACCGAGAAAATCTTTTAAATGACTGAGCCTATGACATGTCCATGGTGCGGCCAATGGACCCGACTGGAGATGGTCAGGTCGCACCTCGAATGTCCTGTATGCCGACGTGTTGTCTACGACTGCTGCGATGGGGAGAAGGCAGATGAAGAGACTATTACTCCTGGCTGCACTACTGATTCCAAATGAAGCCCAGGCAGACCCACAAACGTGCATGGCAGAGGCCATGTACTTTGAAGCGCGTGGCGAGGGCTGGCGAGGGATGCTGGCTGTCGGCGTCGTCATCCGCAATCGCGTCGATCACCCAGGCTACCCGTCAACCGTATGCGGCGTCGTCCGCCAGGGCCGTCTTAGCGATGGCCGGTTGCGAAAGTGGCAATGCCAGTTCACTTTTTATTGTGACGGCAAGCCCGAAGATCCAGAGGACCGCGCTGCATGGTCCATGGCTCAAAGCCTGTCTACGATTGTTATCGAAGGGCAGGTCATGCTGGTGGGCATGGAAGGCGTTACGCACTACCACACAACCAGCGTTCAGCCCCCATGGGCCAAACAGTTTGCAGCTAGACGGCGCATAGGGAGCCACATTTTTTATGGACCGAAGTGAGGAGTGCCAACGCTGCGGCGGGCTAGAGGATTTTTTGTACCAGATAGGGAAAACGAAATATTATTACTGTTTTGGATGCCAGATTGAGCGGCGGATTACAGAGACGCCGGATGGCATCGAACAACGGTTTACTGAGCAAGACCGGCGGAAGTAACCGACGCCGAAAAACTCCGTTCCTGTTACGTTCTGTTCCCGATTCGTTCCGAAGTTATCCACAGAAAAGTGAAAGTTATCCACAACTTTTTTTGGTTTGTTAACCTTTTGTTAACCTTTGTATGCGATAATTCTTATAGTTAAAGAGCGGCGAACGCCTCTCAGCTATTTTACATTTTGAATATGTCAAACCCTTTGAGTGAGCCCGTGGCCCCTGCCAATAAGGAGTCAACGATGGCGAAACTCAAATTAGGTCCCGTGGTTCACGGGACAGACAAAAACCGATACTGCGGCCCGTCCGTGATATCGGCAGTGACCAGCCTAACCACTGGTGAGGCTGCACGGCTCATTCGTATGCAAAGCGGTAAACGCTCCGTTAAAGGAACGTCTACGATGGAAGTGAAACGAGCCCTGCAAGCTTGTAACATCGAAATGCATCACGTGCCTTCTCCAAACGGGACGCGCTTCGGTAGACGGGACGGCATCACGTTAGCCAAATGGCTGAAGCTTACACACGGCACTCGCGGAAATCGAGTGTTCCTGGTCGTCGCAGGTTGGCACTGGCAATTGATCAGTGGTAACCGTTACGTGTGCGGCAGAATAGCAAGCCTGGGCATCGTGTCCGTGAAGCACAAACAGGTGAAACGTAGGGCAAGGGTGGCGGAGGTCTACGAATTGACCTCGGACCACGTTACACGGCCTTCTGTGGACGTTAGCAAGCCCAAGTCTAAGTCGAACCCGATACGTTACCAGTGTAAGAAGCTCGTCAAGCAGCATCCTCAGTTCGACTTCAGGATTGAGTATGAGAACTACAGCGGCGAACCTGATGGAGGGTTCTGGTGGGTTCAAATGAGCGACGAGCTTGAGGATCTTGCTTCTGAGATGGAACACGAACTATCAGACTGCCATGGATGCTATTCTTGGGATGAAATCCTAGAAAGGCTGCAAGAGATGGTAGCCTTTGCAAAAATACACTACGAAGAAGTTTCTAAGGAAGCTGCATAAAACAACCCGGCCACGGGTTCGCTCAAAGGGTTTCAAAAGGTGTCCCGCAAATCCCTCTATAAGTGTCAATTTTATAAATTTAAAAAAATAATTTTCTCGATTCAAAAGGTGGGATTGGTGGGACACGTGGGACGGTATACATAACGTATTATATATAAAGGATTTTTTGTCTTTTTTGGCGTCCCACCAACTGTCCCACCTGTTTTGTGGTTATGGGACGATTTTTAGTTATTTACAGTTTAAATACAGTGTCTTATTGACATTTTAACTCGGAATAACTAAAAGTGATGAAATTTTGTTAACCTTTTGAGGTGTTTTGGTGGGACAGAGGTGGGACAGCGTTGAAAACAAACAATAAATTGGCTTTAAGGCGTGAAAAGAAGATGACACGCCGACAAGAGAAATTCGTCAAAGAATTGGTGTCAAATGACGGCCTGATAACGATGCGAGAGGCCGCTATCCGTGCAGGGTATCCGGCGGCTAGTGCTCACACCAGGGCATACGAACTGACGAACGAGAACCATTGTCCGCATGTGGTTGCTGCAATCAAACGCTATAGGTCGGAGTTAGATGAGAAGTATGGTGTCGATTACAAGCGGCACATACGGGACCTTCAGATAATCCGTGATAAGGCGTTGGAAGAGGGCGCATATAGTGCTGCGGTTCAGGCGGAGTATCGGCGTGGGCAAGCGCAAGGTGACATCTATGTGAGTAAGTCTGAAATCCGGCATGGCAGTATTGATCAAATGAGCCGTGATGACGTGGAGAAGGAACTTGAACGAATTCGAAACTCTTATGAACCGACTATCACAGTCGAAGCCGTCGAAGTCGAAGAATCAAATGCCGACGAAGGCGCTGAATCGAGAGGCAGGGCTCTGGAAGCTCCTAAGCGACGGCCTAAGAAAAACAAAAAGAAAGATTGAAACGACGCGCCTGGAATCATGGGCAACCCCTGGCGTACCCGATGTGTTGTTATGTAATGAGGACGGTTTATTCAGTTTTATAGAATTGAAGGTTGTAAAGCGGCGGGCATCCAAGGTTGATTTATCGCCGCACCAGTGCGCTTGGCTGTCTCGACACGGGCATAGCAGTTCTTTTGTTGTGGTCCGTGAGCCCAATTTAAATATCAACGTTTTCGCTGCCGCCGATGTTGTAGACTTACGCCTGGAAAAGTTTTCTGACTGCGAACCGATAGAGGTTTTTGGAAACCCTTACGATTGGGAAGAAATTTTCCGTTTGCTTTCACCTCCAGCTAGTGTATAAGAGAAGTCTTATACATCAATTAGGAGTTAAAATTTATGAAAAGATATTGGAATCATGACGGCTTACAGGAGCGCCGGGTGGAGGTTCTGCATCGTATCATTGATGAGGTATTCGACTTCGATAATCGCGTGATGCCGAAATCAAGAACGAAGCATTCAAAGTTAGAAAGCTTCCGCAAGGGCAAGTACGCCTACTATCGTTTTTACAATGATGGTGATTATCCCCGGACGTTCGCGCGGGACTTGCCACGTTGGCACGGTGGGATTGAGGAAAAACTGGAGGTGTTGATAAACGTGCGTATCAATGACGCTTGGAAGGAATCTATTGCCAATGGATATATAAAGGATTCAGAACAATGGATTGGCTAACTGATTTACTAACTCGCGTTATTGAGCGCCTTGCAAATTGGGCGGAGGATCAGGACAAATGATAGGGATTAAAAATGTCCTTTTGGAAGGCGATGCTTGTGCGCCGGATCGATATGATTTGATCGCGCAAACTGCAACCGTGAAATGGCAAGAGACCATCGGCAATACGGGCTGGCGCATTCTAAGTGGTAACAACGAATATAATTATATAGGCCGTGTCGCTTATCGTTATGAGATTGAAGAGGAGGGACAAGCGTGAAAGTTTTGACCAGGGAACAGCGCGTCGCGATTAAAAAATTGTATGACCGCGACTGGGATAAGCCGGACTCCTATTTGGAATTCCGTCGCACGGTACAACCCGGCTGGGATTGTGTCATGGTTTCATGGTGCGGCATGTGGCTTGGTATTGAAACCGACGGCTACACGCATTCTTAACCGGCGTTGACTCCGCCATGGCCCGCCCTGGGAAACTGGGGCGGGTTTTTTTATTTGCGTTTATGGGATTTATCACATACATTTATTTGAGATTATAAATAGGAGTCATCAA